GCCTCGGCCATCGCCAGCCAAGTCCGCACCGAACTCGGAACCGAACTCGGGCGCATCGACGCCGCCGTCAGCAGCCGACTCGCCTCGGCCGACTACACCGCCCCAACAGCCGCGCCAACGGCCGCACAAAACGCCACTGCGGTTCGCTCCGAGCTATCGGTCGAACTCGCCCGCCTCGACGCCCCCGTCAGCGGAGCCACCGCCCCAAGCGCCGCCACCGTGGCCTTGCAAGTCCGCACCGAGCTGACAGCCGAACTCGCCAAAGTCTCGGCTTTGAATACGGACAGGCTCTCGCAAGTGGCCACAACAAACATCGTCGGAACTTTGCTGGCCCAGGCCAACAGCTAATGAGCACCGAAGTCGTCCGCAATCGCCCCGGCCTCCGCATGAGCATTGGCGAATTCATCGCCGCGCTCGCGCTGGTCGCCACCGTGTTCTCCGCCTCGCAAGCCTGGTGGATTCTTCCGGAAAAGGTCAACCGCGTGGAGGTGGAGAACGAAAAGCAGGAGCAGCGCCTGCAAAAGATTGAAAACACCGCAGCCGACCGCGCCGAAACATTGGCTCGGATCGACGAGCGCACGAAACGCATCGAGCAAATCCTCGCCAACCGCCCGTAGGCTTTGACACCCGTCCAAGGGCATGAAAGCACTGTTTTACACGCTCGACCGCCTCTCCGAGAACTCCACTTGGCGCGGAATCATTTTGATCGTCACGGCTCTCGGCCTGAAGCTTGAACCCGACCATCAGGAAGCCATCGTCGCCGCCGGCCTCGGCCTTGTCGGCGCGATCAATGTTTTCCGCAAGGGCAAATGACCCCGAAACAAGTCGCAGCCGTCCTCATGATTCTGGGCTGGCTGTTTTTGGCTCTCGCCTTCCTGACTTCATGCGTCGCCGTGCCAGTGCCGCCCTTCGGCGACCGCGTCGGCGAAATGGGCACTCTCCACATTAAGACGGTGGTCCGCTACGAGCCGCGAATGAGCGAAGGCGAGCGCGAAAACGCCAGTCTCCTGCACGCGCTGAGCCAATACCAATCAAGCGTCTCACCCCGCACCCTCAAAGACAAATGAGCATCGCCGATTTCTTCCTTCGCATGTTTCCCATGGCCGCCGACCTGCCCGCCGCGCCAGCACCCAAGCCCGCCCGCAAGCCACGCGCAAAAAAGCCAACTGTTAAAAAATCCTTACCAGTTGCCGCGAAAAAAAAGCCCGCGCCGAAGAAAAAGAAATGAGCATCGATCCCCGCAGCGAGCGCACCCTTTCGACTCTGCACCCCGGCGTCCAGCCGGTGATGCGATCCTTCCTCGTCGCCGCCAAGGCTATTGCCACCCGCCAAAACCTCGATGTCCGCGCCATCTCCGGACTGCGAACCTACGCCGAGCAGGACGCCCTCTACGCCAAAGGCCGCACCGCTCCCGGGCCGAAAGTCACAAACGCTCGAGGCGGCTTCTCAAATCACAATTTCGGCCTCGCAATCGACATCGGAGTTTTCAGCGCCGACGGAAAAAAATACCACGGCACGCACGCGCTCTACCGCGAACTCGGCCCACTCGGCGAGTCCCTCGGCCTCGAGTGGGGAGGCCGCTGGAAGTTCGTCGATAATCCCCACTACCAATTCCGACCCGAGTGGGCACGCGGCCTCGCCGAACGCGAATTCCTCGCCTCCCTACGGACTCGCGTTGAGGCAAAAAAAGACCTCCTATCTTAGGCGACCGGCGCTTTGCTGAGTTCTTGGGTCAGTAAAAATCGAACAAAATTCGACAAACTTTTGCATCCCGTTCTTTTCGGCAAAATCCTTGCCGCGCTTGATCAGATCAGGCTCGAGCGAAATACCAGCGCTCTTGGATTTGCGCGATTTTGGTTTTTTCGGATTCATGTCAATAGAAAATAATTCGTGATCAAAAATTGTCAATTTTTGGTTTATGGGGTGAACACATAATTTTTTTGTTTACGCCTGCTTCAACTATTGGCAATAGTTGGCGCATGGCTAACAGACCAGTGCCGGACAACCGGAAAGCAAAAGCGGCGGGAATCTCGCTCCCACCACAACTGATCAACCAAGCGCGCAAGCACGCTTATCAACGCGGCATGAGCCTCAGCGGATTCGTGAGGCAGCTACTCATCGAAAAGCTCGATCAAAAGGAGGCCGCATGATCGGCACCCTCACGGTGAAGGAGGCCGCCGAGGAGACCGGCGCAAATCCAGTGACGATCCTCCGCCACATTCGGCGCGGCACCTTCTCGGCCTGCAAGCCGCTCTCGGATCGGGGTGGCTGGAGAATTTTTGAGGAGCCTTTCCGCCGGTGGTGGTCCTCCCAAGTGGGAGCAACCAGCAACGGCGCTCAACCAACCAGGAGGAAGCAGAAATGAATCTGTATCTATGCACAGCCAACGGCGTGTTCGGGCCGTTCGGCGATTATATCCACGCGGACACGCCGGCCGAGGCTCGGCTAAAATTCTGGCGGCAGTTCAAGGTTTCGCCGTTCTCGGTGAAGTTCGAGAGGAGGGCGAAGTGATGGACGCCGACACCACACTTCGCTGCATCGGATACGCGCTGGACTTTGCTTGGGCCATTTCGCCGGTGGCGATTCTTGGGGCATTAACCTGGAGGCTTACGCGATGAGCGGGTGGGAAGGCATTGCGCTGACGCTGATCACGCTTGGAAGTTGCTGGGCGTGCTACGCCTGCGGCCAGCGCAACATGTTTATCAGGATGCGCCGTTTTGAAGAACGGCGCCGCCGCTGGCAGGAGTGGGAGGATTTTGAGGACTGATGCATGGACCTGATCGAAAACGCCTCGGTGGACTCCTCGTTCTGCCACCTTTGCACGGTGGAGGGGAAAACGGTTGTCGCGGCTCTCTTGGACAAAGATCTCGGGCCGCTGTGCGTGGATTGCTTTTCGGCGGCGCTACGAGCGGAAACGGAGCTTCGGTGGGCGCTGATTATGTCGGCATCGGACGAATGAATTTCGGCTTCGCCTTCGGTCCTTAACCGGGGGCAGGAGCTAGAGGGGGCGCGCATCTTAAAAAACGCGCAACAACAAACAGAAAGAGTGAGATGAAAATAATATCTGGTAAACAACAACGGCCACAGCGGGTGGTCATTTACGGGGTGGAGTCGGTTGGCAAGACGACATTCGCCAGCAAGTTCCCCACCCCTTTGTTTCTCGACATCGAGGGCGGATCGAACCACCTCGCCGTGGATCGCGTGGCGGTTTCGAGCTGGAAGGAACTCGGCGAGTGCATCCAAGAGGCCAAGCGGACGGACTACGAGACCATCGTGATCGACTCGGCGGATTGGGCGGAGCGTCTGGCGGTCGATGACCTCCTGACTACGAACAAGAAGCAGAGCGTTGAGGACTTCGGTTTTGGAAAAGGGTGGGTGATGACAGCGGAAAAGATCAGCCGGTTTCTGACGGCGTTGGATACGCTGATCGATGCCGGAAAGCATGTGGTTGTCCTGGCGCACTCGAAGGTGCAACGCACGGAGCCGCCGGACATCCTCGCCGCGTATGACCGATACGAGCTGAAGCTATCCAAGCAAGCCTCGCCGCTCATTAAAGAGTGGGCCGACGAGCTTTGGTTTTTCCGTTTTAAGACCAAGGCGGTGGTCTCGCAGGAGAACGGCAAGGCGAAGGGGATTGGCGGAAAAGAGCGCATTATTCTGACAACGCACTCGGCGGCATACGACGCCAAGACCCGCTCGGGCCTTGCGGAAGAGTTGCCAATGGAATGGGAGTCGGTGGCGCATGTTTTTGGAAAGCCTACGCCGAAGGCAAAGGCCGCGCCGATGGCTGAGAAAAAGGACGACAGGGACGCCGTGGGACTTCTGGAGGGACATGAGGGCGCGGTGAATTCCTACCTGATCGGCATCGGCAGCATCGCCGAGGGCCAGACATGGCGCGATGCGGCTCCGAAGTTGCTGGCTCAAATCAAGGCGCGTCCCGAGGCATTGGTCTCCAAGGCCAAGGCCGCACAGATGGAGGTGGCAGCATGATCAAGGAAATCTCTCCCTCATCCCTGCCGAAGCTGGCTGAGTGCGCGCTCTTTACGGGCGCGCCGGGAGCCAGCGCGGCGGCGGAGCGTGGCACCCTGCTCGACAAGGCCATCCGCGAGCTTTTGGTTGATGATCCCACGACTTTTGACTCGCTCGAGGCCGAGGACAAGAAGGCGGTCGAGTGGGGCGTTGAGGAGCTTCGCGTGCTCTCGGGTGGCTACCATGTTGAGACGCGGGAGGAACATCTTGGGATGGAAGTCCCTGGCCTATCCAAACCCGGCACTGCCGATGCGGTCTGCGCCCGAGCCAAGTGGGTGGCGGACATCAAGACGGGACAGGTGCGGAACTACCGGCAGCAACTCGCGGCTTACGCGCTCGCCTGCATGGGTGAGCACTTTGCCGACTCTTGGACCGGCCATGTCGTCTACATCGATCAACGCCTCCGCCGCACCTACGATTTCACCCGCGAGCAGGCGGAGGCCACGGTCTCAAACTTGATCGCCGAGGCGAGCAGCCGGTTGGCGGAGCCGACGCCGAATGAGTATTGCGGCTGGTGCGCCAATTTCAACTCGTGCAAGGCACTTGTGCGTCAATCCGCCGAGGCTCTCGCTTTGGTGAATGGCGGACGGGCGTTGGATGAAATCCGCGCCGAGATCGCGGCCGATCCGGTCCAGCTTTCGGTCTTTACGGCCAACTGGAAAGCGGCGGAGAAGCACATCGCGGATCCGCTCATTGAGCTGCTCAAAAGCCGCCTCGGCGAGGGGGAGGAAATCCCCGGCTGGAAGGTCACGACATCGGCCGGCCGTCAATTTGTGGAGGCGGAGGCCATCGCCAAAGCGTCAGCCAATGTCTCGAAAGAAACGCTCATCCTCGCTCTCGGCGGGAAGATGAGCGCGGAGAAATTTCGCCAATTCTGCGCCGAGGGCGGCGTGGAGGTGGACGAGTCAGCGGTGAAGGCAGGGGCACCGATTAACACCCTGCGCCAAATCAAATCAAAGAAATAAATTATGCCTACATACACACAGACAGAACCAAAGTCTCCCCAGGTCACACCGGGGAAGCACAACATCGAAATCGAAGGCGCGGAACTCAAATTCTCCGACCGGACGAAAAACGAATACATCCGCCTCAAGTGCCGGGTGAAACTCCCAGACGGCACGAACGGCTCGACCATCTACGACAACATGGTCTTTACGCCGAAAGCGGCTTGGAAGATCGACCAAGTCCGCGAGGCGCTGGGCTTTGCCATCGTGCCGAATGAAACGGCCAGCGTGGAGCCGGAAGACCTGATCGGCAAGCGCGGCGTGGTGATCGTGGAGTTTAACGAGGACACGCAATTCCACGAGATCAGCCGCTGGGTCTCGCCGAAGGAGACGGCAACGGTGAAGTCATTTCTCCAATCCGCAGTGCCCAAGGATGGCGATGAGATTCCGTTTTAAGGATTCAAAAAATGATTGCAAACATTCCAATCTCAAAACTTAAGCCACACCCGAAAAATCCTCGCCTGATTATGCGCGAGGATGTCATTGAGAGCATCAAGGCCGGGCTGGCGGATGGGTTTCACCCTTCGTATGCGTTGCAAGTCTGGCCGTCCGGGGAGGATTTTTTGATCCTCTCCGGGCATCACCGGACGGAGGGCGCTCGCCGATCCGGCATTAAGGAGTTGCCTTGCTTTGTCCGCGAAGACTTGGACGAGGACGAAGCCTACATGGTGCTGGCCACCGCGAACGCCCAAGGCGAACTCTCGCCGCTGGAGATTGGTATGCACGCGCTGCATTATGTCGCCAAAGCCAAGGGCGGGCGCGGACAAAAGGGCGGGTTGAGTGAGTATGCGGAAGCGATAGGTAAGACTCGCCAATTACTGGAGCGATACCGAGACGCCGCCGCTGTAAGCGAAAAGGTGCAACATGAGTTGCAGGTTTCCAAACTACTCTACAAAGCCGCGCACCTCGCCGCGATCCACAAACTCCCCGAGGAGGCGTGGGGCGTGGCGGTGGAGGCGATGCTCAAGCAGGAGTTATCCGCGAAGGACACAGCCAAGGCGGTCGAGGATGCTCTGGAGGCCGCAAGCGAAATCCCGAAGTCGCAGGCCGATAGACTCCAAGGCGTCGAGGCGCGGGTGATTGCTGGCAAGGTTCGCCGCAAAGGTGTGCGCGATCTGGTTTCTATCCTTGGCGAAATTGATGCCCTGGAGGAGCAAATCACAGAGGGGCAGCTTGCGCCGGATGTCGATCCGCCTGTGGATTGGTGGGCGATTGGCGAGGTGAGCGAATACAAGGACGCTCTGGCGGCAGTTGTCGCTGAGGCCATGGCGCTCAAGCCGACCGTTTACCGGACGGATGCGCTCTCACTACTGAAGACAATCAAAGACGGGAGCGTGGACTTGATCATCACCGATCCACCCTATGCGACCGACATCGAGGACATCGCCGCCTTTGCAAAATCATGGGTGCCAGTGGCGATGAAAAAGCTGGCCAAGACGGGGCGGGCTTACATTTGCACGGGAGCCTATCCGGCGGAGCTGGCGGCCTACGCTACCGAGCTGCTCGCCATCGAGGGGCTGACGGTGGGCGTGCCATTGGTCTGGACCTACAACAACACCATCGGCCCCGCGCCGACGCACGACTACAAGACAAACTGGCAAGCGGTCTGGCATGTCTACCGGGAGGACGCCCCGGCTATCAACTCGCCGCTTCTGACCGAGAAAAATACCGTCCACACAATAAGCGCCCCGGATGGCCGGCATGATGGACGGCTGCACGCTTGGCAGAAGCCGGATGAGTTGGCGCAAATGCTGATCCGCCATGCGCTCGCCAAGCCGGGGGCCGTGGTGGTCGATCCATTCTCAGGCACGGGCACATTTCTCGTGGCTGCATCCAAGGCCGGTCACAAGGCTATCGGGGCCGAAGTCTCCGAGGATATGGTGAAAATCCAAGCCGGGAGGGGGATCAAACATGAGGACATTTGAAGAGGACATGGAGTGGTCTGAATCGATCCTGCATAACGAAGTTTGGCCAGCAATCAAGCGGTGCGTTGGCGGCGAAATGGTTTCGGTTGAGGCTGAAAAGACAAGCCTGGCACGGCGGCTGGACATCTCGGCGGGCATTGACGCGCTCATTCAATACGAGCGCGGCATCAAGTCATTAGCTTCAAGAATACAGCGAACGAGTCCCAAGAAGCCTTTCGCCACATTTACCATTCGCGCAAAGAGGCGATCCGGTGCGGATACCGAATTTGCGAAAAGGGTTAGAGCCATTTTTCACGGCGATGGGATGTATCCAGCTTACACTCTGCATGCCTATGTCTCCGAAGATGAGAGATTTTTAAGCGCTGCAATAATAAAAACCGAGCAGCTTTATCGATATATATATAGCCCTAATAGTATTGTCAATTATGAAGACAAATATGATGAACATTTTTTATACATTTATTGGGATCATATTGGTGAGTGGATACGAAGCGAAAAAATCCAAAACAGCATGAGCATCTACACATTGAAGCAAATGGCTTTGAATTTGTGAACCAAGTGACACCCGATGATCCCCGCCACATCCGCCTCAGCGTCCGGCTGGTGCTTTGCGCGAACGAGTGCCCAATCGGCCCTCG